GGCAGCGCCCGGCTTTCCGGCCGGGCGAGGATCGCAACGAGATCGTCAGCGAGGACTACTTCGATGGCCGGCACGGCAGCGCCCGGCTTTCCGGCCGGGCGAGGATCGCAACCCCAGCGACAGGACCCGGTTCCCCACGACCGTCCCACCCAACTCCGGTGGCCCCGAAAACGCATTCAAACCATAGGTTGTGGGAATATCGACGACGGTGATGTACTCATTACGCACAGAGATGTGGCCGATGCTGACATCTTTCATTTGCTTGTACGGGTCGATCACCACACGGGTCGCTGTGCCCATGGTGCGCCCAGTCAGGGTGTCGCTCCAGAACTGGCCGACGGTATCCCCTGGCATCTCGATACTGAGATCGTATTCGATGTTCGACCCGTTTTGTCTCACTCTGAAACACAGCACCCACAACGTGTCAATCAACGTTTGGTTGTTGATTAACCCCAATGGCCCCGAATCGTGTAAAAGGCCGCCCTGGGACCAAATGTTGACCTGGAGGTTACCCCCATGACGGTATTTGACCTCATACTGGGGTGCGTTGCCGTTAGTGAAAATCTGAGAGATTGGCCACCCGGCGCCAGGCCCGTCCGGTGGGTCACTCGTCGGAATGTGCAACAAGTACGTCAACGTCATGCTGCCGCTGGACGTGTACGGCGGAACAGACGCGGACCACGTTGCTGTGTTCAACGTCGGTATCGGCTGCGAACACACAAACCGACTGAAGTCCGCGAACTTCGTGGTGCCGTTCACGAACATCGTTCTCCCGCCGATCGCGGGACTGATCTGCGTGGACACCGCCCCGTCTTCGCACGGCCAATACGCGATCGCCGGGGTGTCCAGGGTCGTCATCGACGTGAACATCGCCGAGTTCAACGGCGCCGTGCCCTGCCCCAAGCGGCGTTTCAGGCCCGATGCCTCCACAGGAACGTACACGTCGATACCCGACGTGTCCCAACGTTGGGGCCAGTAAGAAATCTCACCCGCATATCGCGGGATGCGTATGGTCAGGTTGTCATAGGAAAACACGATCGGTTTAGTGTTTGTGTTCGAAGGGTTGATGAACGACTCGACACCAACCCAACCTGGCCCGACGATATTGGATGCCGCAACCACAGTCCAGTCGTATGGCTCGCCGCTCGCCACCGGCCACAGCTTCGCCCGAACAATCGGACCTTCCACTTGGACCCGAACCGCCATGAGCGTCGACGGCGCATACACGATCCCTGTGTCAACGTTAGACGCCGGACCGAGGAGAAAAAAACTACCGCCGGTGCGATCGTACCAATTGATGTAGTAATGGCCGTCCACGTCACTGACGTACAACCACAGAAGAATGTAGTTGTTCGCGTCGGTGCCCCGCAGCAGCAGATTAGCAGGTGCAACAACGTCTCCAGTAATACTGGGCAGCGCCAACGAAAACGTGACGTACACGTCCACGTCGCCATACAGCTGCCCACCCAGATAGGTGTTCCGGTCAGCGTCGCTGACCGGAACGGAATGCGTACCGGACCCAGAACCAACATTGTAGTCCGACGCGGCGATCGTACCGCCCGTGCTGAATGTGGACCACGCATTACCCAGGTCCGTGGAGCCCCACCCGGACGACACCGTCCTCGTGAACGTGTCCGTGTCTTTGCCCACCGTGACACGAACAGGGGTGTTACGCCCAATCGACCCGTAGTACGGGCCATTCGGGTTCCTGGGCGAATACTTCCCGCTCCGATTATTTAAGGTGAACTGGCAGCGGGACGGCTCAACCCGCGACGTCTCATCCCGACCACCCCGGGTGATACTGATCCCATCCCGGGCATACACATCGCTGGTGACATCAACCCAGCCACTGTTCACGAAGAACTCGACGCGGGTGTCACGCGGGGTTTGCGGGAAAACCATCCCTTACCGACCTAAGGCCACTTGCACGTCTCCACCATTTTTTCGGACCTCGACCCGGATAAGGCGTAGAACCTCTTGCACCAGCGCCGAGTTGCTGTCGGCGTACACCGTGCGATCCCCACCCCGCCCACCGCGGCCACCGCGGCTGGGTGGGGACGGCACCGACGGAGCCGGTTGCAACACCTGCGTCATCGGCGCCTTCACCGTCCGCATATACGACGCGGTCCCACCGGTCCCACCGAACGCCAGCGACGAGGTGGCCCGCTGCAGCACCGATGTACCGATCGTCCCCGCAACCTTGGGTGCACCCGACCCGCCACCCGCGCCACCGCCGTGGCCACCGCGCCAGCGGCGCAGCAACTCCTCGAGCCAGTCCCACGCCCGCTCGTCACGACCGCCGCGCCACCGCCGGTCACCACCATCCCAGCTAGGGGCCATGCCGCCACGCTGAGGACTCATCTCCGTGTGAGACGGACCGATCGCAGCGTTCAGGGCGGCCATAGCCCGCTCCGCCTCCGCGCGGGAATCGTTGATGCCCTGCGCCAATCCCAAACCGATGTTGCGGCCCACGTAGGCGAACCGTTTCGACGGTGATGCGATCCCCAATGCGGCCTTAGCGGCCTGGAACAGCTGCTGCGCCAACTGGGACACCAGGTTGGTCAACCAGGACCAGCCGGCCTGGATCGCCTGTCCGATGCCTTGCACGATCGCTTGCCCGATCTGCGCCATCTGCCCCGGGATGGCCTGGAACGCGCCCACGATCTGCTGCGCCACCGACTGGACGATCCCCACAAGGCTTTGCCAAATGCCCTGGGCTTGGCTGACGATGCCCTGCCACAAACCCGAGAAGAACCCAGATATCGCCGACCACGCTCCCTGGATCTGACCAGGGAGACCACTGATGAACCCAACCAACCCTTGCCAGGCTCCTTGCGCGGCGGCGACGATCCCCGACCACAGGCCGGAGAAGAATCCGGAGATGACACCCCACGCGGCTTGGATCTGCCCCGGAATACCGGACAAGAACCCCACCAGACCCTGCCAAGCGGCCTGCGCGGCCCCCACAATGCCTTGCCACAAGCCGGAGAAAAACCCGCTCACACCAGCCCACGCGGACTGAAGACCGGACACGATCCCCGACCACAGCCCAGAGAAAAATCCGGTGAGAGCACCCCAGGCGGATTGGATCCCGCTGATAGCACCGGTCACCGCGCCTGCGATCCCGGACCACGCGCCCTGCGCCGCCGAAGTAATCCCGGACCATAGACCTGAGAAGAACCCGGACAGGCCGCTCCACGCAGCTTGCATCTGGATCGCGATCTGCGTGGCCAGGCTCGTCAGCCGCTGCCCCGCCGTCTGTAAATCGTTCGGGAGGTTGTTCCAGTCCCGCTTTAGCTTGTCGAACACGCCACTGAAATCAAGTGTTAACAGCTTCCCGGCGGTGTCCGCCGCATCCCGGAACTTATCGATGGTGGACAGGTCACCGAACGGGCCCTCGCCCGGTTTCCCCACTGCTTTGAGCGCTTCGCCGGCGACGATCGCCCCAATCGCAAGCCCCACGGTGCGCCACGCCGACCCAGCTTTCCGCGCAGCAGCTTCCGACTCGGCGCCCGCGACTGTGCTCGCGGTCCCGAATTCCTTCACCTTGGTGACAGCACCACCGATCGCGGTGGCCACGGTCTTGATCGTGGTGGCCATGTTCGTCAAACCTTGAACGACTTTCGCGAACAACCACGCATCGAAAAACAGTTTCACCAGAGTGGTCGCACCCGGCACGTTCTCAATGAACCACCGGATCGACCCCGTCACAGCATTCAGCGCATCCAAGAATGACGGGCCAAACCCCGGTGACGCCGCCAGATCAGCGATGATCGCCACAACATCCTTGAATGACTGCCAAAGCTGCTTCACGGCGTCGATTCCCGTTTGGATCCACTGCCGCAGCTGCCCAGTGTCCTTCGCCTTGGACACGAAATCAGCAGCGCGCTGCGCCGCGTCCGCGAAACCTCTAGCCAACCCGGGCAACAGTTGCGAGCCAACCTCAGTCACATCCGTGATAATTTGCAAAACAGGTTTCACAGCGCTGGCAAGGTTGCCAGCAGCGGTGCTCAAGTTCTGGAATATGTTTTGCCACGACTGAATAGACGACTGCTGGCCAATGAACTCCAGGACACGACTGATCACGATGTTGATAGCGCTGGCCATGCTCGATAAACCATTGCGGATCGTGGGCAACGCACTGTTACCAAGCTGGAGCAGCTGATCCCCGATACCCTTGAACAGTTGCTGCTGCACATCCAGCCGCAGCTGCTCAAACGCGGGCTTCAGCTGTACCACCGCGGACACGAACTCCCGCGCGGACGGCGCCAAATTCTGCAACGACGCCGCATACGCATCAGCGGCTGTCTTCGCCTTATCAGTAGCGCCCTTGGCGTCATTCAGCGCGGACACGTTAGCTTTTTGCGCGGTCTCAGCGGCCTGCAACTGCGCGGTGACGTTCTGCCCCGCAGCTTGTTGCGCTTTCAACGACGCGATATGCGCAGCACCCGCCGTGACCTGCTGCTGTAACGCAGCAACGTTCTTGCCGCCAGCCGCCGTTGCGGCCTCCTCCGCGGCGGCTTGCGCTTTGAATGCCTCGCCGAGCCCTTGCGAGCCAACCACCACAGCGCCGATCGCCGTGCCCACGCCTGCGAGAGCGCCAGGAAGCAGGCCGAGCGCGCCGGACAGTTGCCCGATCGATGTGAGCAGCGGTGGGATTGCCGCGCCCAGGGCGGCAAACATGGTCGATCCAAGATTCGCGTTGCTGAACTTCGCGATCAGACTGTCGCCATCAGCCATCAACGCCCGCAGGTTCGCCCGCGCCGCGTCCACATCCACCTTGACCTGGATGTTCGGGGACCGCGCCCCCAACGCCGCGAGCTCAGCCTCCAGTGCCGCGATCTTCGCCTGGGCATCCCCCGCGTCGATGTCGACACCGATGCGCTGATCCCGCAGAGTGGCCAGCTGCGCGCGGATAGCGGCGATCTTCCGCTCCACCTCAGTGGAATCCGCAGTCATATGAATGTCGCCGAGCGCCTTAGTGGCGGCCTCGAGCTTCGCCCGCAACTCAGTCGCGAATGCACCTACCTGCGCGTTCGCCCGCGTGGTGTCAACATTCGGGGAGACCGGCACATCCATGCTGCCGATCCCCGTGACCGCGGCCCGGACCTTCTCCCGGAACCCCGTCGTGTCTGGTTTGACGTTTACATCGACGTCTTGGAGCCCCGCTAGCCCAGCGGCGACTTTCTCCCGGAACCCTTCCATGTTCGGGGTGACGTCGATCTCGATGTCGCGGATCTTCGCGACCTCAGCCGCGATCTTCTCGTGGATACCCTGAACCGAGGCGACGACCTGGAGGAAAGCTTCACCTACGTTGAAAGCGGGCCACGCCCAACCACCCCCTCCCGAGATCAGAGACGGAGTGGCGTTGGGGACTTAGAGGGTTTCGGCGGCGCGGCGGAGCACGTGGTGACCGCGGCCATGCAGGCTGCGGCGGCCGAGTTCAACGACGGTGCCATAGGGCACATCCGCGGTCACATCCGCGGCGAGCCGCCCATCCCAGCCGCGGGAATCCCGCACCTGGATACTCGCCTTGTACCGGCCCGTGCGCACCGGCGCTAGCTGCCGGGCCCGGTTAGCAATCGTGTTGGCCTGCCCACGCACCGCGGAACGAAGGTCCGAGTCGGAGTCGAGCCAGCGGCGGACAGCGGCCCGGTTCGGGCTGTAGTCAGCCATCCACCGTCACCGGAACCTCAGCCGGTAACTCCACAGCCTCCGCCGGCGGCGCATCATCCACCGAGGACAACCCAGCGGTGAGCTCCAACAGGGAGATGGCCTCCACATCAGCCCACGTGACCTTCTCCCCAGAATGGGACATCAACAGATACGTCAACACCGCATACAGATCGATGTCGTTATCGGCGCCGTCCCCCAGGGGCTGCAACACCAGCCGCTCATGCAACTGCTCCAGCGTCATCCCGGTCTCGCGTTTGATCGTGCGCAGCTCCCCGATCGTCACGTTAGTCAAGCTCGCAGCCTCGGCCACGTACTCCTTACCGCCCACCGCGAGCTTGAGCTTCACGACACCTCCTGATTACGAACAAGCACGACCCGCATCCCACGGAACGCTTGAAGCTCATTCTCTGCGTCCGCTTCACCACGCTGTTTCACCACGCAGCCCTCACACTCAGCGAGATCCGCCACATACGCCGCCCGGTGCCCACCAACAGCCGGATCCCACTCCTCCGGGCGGGTACCGCAATGCGGGCACGTGGACCGGTCCCGCAAAAACTGCCAAATAGCCTTATCCCGATCATCCTGCGACAGCGCGAGGAACTCGGAGTGAAACCGCCGGTACCGGGCGCATACCGCCAACTCGAGCGCTAGCTGCGGGTCGGCGTCTATCCTTTTGGGACTGACGGATCCGGGACCCGGTAGTTCAGCTCCCACACAGCGTTGAACAGGTCCGTGACCTCACCGAACGTCATCGCCCCAGTGGTGACGTACTCCGACCAGTCCGCCTCGGTGACATCGGAGTCGATACAGGCCGCGAGGAACGCGGGGATGAACGTGGTCGGGTTGTAGATGCTTTTCCCTTTGAGCGTCTCTGGTGGGGGATGCTCGGCGAGTAATACTTCCATGTCCGCCGGGGCCAGCGCGGTGATCGTCACCTGCTCATAACAAGCCTCAATCGCCTCCTGCGCGGCCACGATCCGGGCCTCGTCACCAGCAGCGCGGGCCGCCCCCAGCTCAGCCCGGGCCGTGGTGTCGTCATCGATCCGCAGGCTGTACGTCGCCGTAGGTCGCCGACGTGGCGCGAGACGATCCTTGAGGCCCATACGACTACGCTGGAACGGTCAAGTTCTGACCAGGCGTCTTCGTGATCGCGAACCCAACCTTGATTTTCGACGCGTCCTTCGACTGCAACGACCGCATCACCGCATTGGACGTGACCGTAATCGGATAGACCTCCATCTTGTTACCCGACACGTCACCACCATCAAGGAACGCGATATAACCGGACGTGCCGCGGGGCAACAACGCGCGGATGTCCACACCATTTTTCGACGTGAAGAACGTCAACGACGAATCCGGGGAACTCAACGTTCCGGGGATCTTCGTCTGGAACGCGTCGTTCAACGCCTGCGTATCGATCTGGTCGGCTTCCACCGTCCACCCGTCGAGATCGGCCAAGTCGACACCGATGTTCGTTCCGGCGTTCATCTCCGACCGCGTCGGGGTCAAGTTCGTGGCCGCAATGGTGGGGATGTAGTAGACGACGGTGGTGGCGTTGTCACCGAACCGGACGGCAGCAGTAGCGAGCGGGGTGGGCATGGGTTATTTCTCCTTGCCGTGGTCGGCGGGTTGGTGTTCTGGCCGCGACTCGACGGCGGCTGCGTACTTAGCCCCAGGCTCGACGACATCGGTTGACTCGGTTTGGGTCTGGGCTTCTTCGATGAGTTCGTCAGCAGTTTTCGGTCGAGGTGGTGGTTCAGTGATGCGCCACCCGGACAGCATGTGCCCCGGCACTGCCGCGTCGGGCACCTCGATGAGGTCCTCAAGGTTGGGGTGTTTCATCCATACGGTCATTTCTGATTCCCCCTAAGCCGAGCTGCCGATGAGGATGACGTCGTAGGTGATTGAGGTGCCCGCGCCTGAGTTCGCGATGCGCAGGAGGTCACCCGTACCTGCGGTGACTGCGTATGCGGTGGCATCGGTGGCGGCGATCGTGAAGAATCCGCCGGGGCGAACGTTCACGGTATGGGTGGCGGCCCCAGCCCAGGTGGCGAATTGGTTAGACGCAGCGGCGCCGATGACCACGTTGTTCGTGTTCCCGGCCGCCGCAGCGATGGTGATCGCTTTGATGCGGGCGAACGTGACCGTGGCCCCGAACACGTCGAGTAGCACTCCGGCGAGGTCGAGGTCATCGGTGCCGGACGGTGCGACGGTGCGCTGGTCGTGGAAAATCCGATCAGCCTGACCGGCGCCTGTCCCGGTGCTGTACAGAAGTTGGTAGGTACGCGCCAGCGGCGCGATACCGGTGGTGAAATCGATCGCATTCGATTGCGAACCGGTGACAGATAGGACGACACTGCTGGTGTCTAATGCCATGACACGTTTCCTCCGCTAGGCATGCGAATAGCCCGCCCAACGGGGCGGTAATAAGGTTTGTTTGCTGGTTAGTTCAGAACAGTTGGCACTGCACGGCGAAGTCGATGGACACCGAACACCCGCCAGTCGAGTTCTGCGCCGAGGTCAAGTGCTGCGCGGCGGCCTGCGCATTGTCGACGGCGCCTCGTAGAGTCACATCCGCCCGCACCGCAGCCCGAAGAGCCTCGAAAATCTCGTCAGCGCGGTCTCGGGCGGCTTTCAACACCGCATCTCGGCGCCACACCCGGATCATGTTGTGCACGTCGAACGTCTCCGACTGCGGCCCGGACAGGCTGGTGATGTCCTCGACCCACGCCACCGTCGGCCCCTCGATCGGAACCCACCCGATGACGACCAACTCCTGCTCGGGTGGTGGGGACATCCACGGCCCGTCATCCACCCGAACACCAGCCCCACCAATCGCGGGTGAGGCGCGGGCTATCGCGATCAGCGCATCAATCGCGGCCGGGGCAGCAGTCACGACGGGGTAACCACCCGGGTCAAGCTGACGTGGTCCCCGGGGGTCCAACCGGTCAACGGGGAACGCCACGCATCAGCATCCACCGCGACCTCCCACACCGACCCGTCCTGGAACTGGATCCGTTCCCCCGCTCGCAAACCCGAGCCTGGTGGGGTGAACAGGGTCCGGCGGGACTCCACCCGCTCCCGCGAAGGGTCGTTGGTTTCCTGACCCACTGGCGCCCACGCCACCGATTCGAGGGTGCGGGACGCCACCAGCGCGCTAATACCACTGGTGGCGTCCCGCTGCTCCCGTAGCACCGTCACCGACTCGCCGGCGAGGAACCTCACCACGACCCCCACGAACCCCACGACGAGCCACCCCACGCGCCCCAACGGTCCCGCCGAGGCAACGCCGGCCGCACCAACACATGCGACAACGCCGGATCATCTAACGTCACCGTGCCCCGCGACCGCACCTTCAACCCCAACAGCTGCCGATCCTCACGGGTGATCACCAACTGGGCTGACGACGACGACTGATCCAACGACACCGAAAACGGGCCCACCGTCTGGGTACGAACACCCTCCGGGTTCCGAAGAAGCCTGATCACCATGTTGCACAAGACCAGCTTCACAGCCTCAAACGACGTCGCACCCGAACCAATCCGGGCACCAATATCACCAGCGACAGCCTTGACCACAAGCTCCGCACTAGTCAGCTTCCGCTCGACGTACTCAATCTGATCATCAGCGATCGTGCCGTCATACTCCGCGACCACATCATCAACCGTCGCGTACGTGGCCACAGTCACCTCCCCGTCACACTGTCCGCATGCACAAGAGAGACACCGCCTTGACCCGGACTGAGCAACTACGTCGGCTACGACTGTGGTGGATGCGTCGCTACGAGCTGCCCCGGATGAGAGCCACGATCGAACAGCTCAAGAAGGATTACCCCGGGAACGGCAACCCAACTAGGACCGGCTGAGGACGACCTCGACGCGGCCGCCCGGGTTCGCTAAACCCGTACCTGCCACGGTCTCCACCGCCACAAGAACATCCTCGGCAGCGACCGTGGTGGCATTAGCCACAACCGACATGACGAACTGCTTCTCATCGAACGCCGCAGCGTTATTACCGGTCGTGAACGCCAACGTCGCGATCACCGTCGAACCCGAACCCGACTGGCCCTTATTAACCAACGTCATCGTGCGGGTATTGGTGTTATCACCAGTGATCGCAGCCTCAGGGGTATACGACACCGACGTCACAGTCCCCGCGAACGGGGCCTCCCCAACAACCTGATCCCCAGCAACCGCCGCACCCAAAGCCGGCAACGTCGCCTGAAGAGTCCTCTCCAAAGGTGCAGTCATCACTTGCCGCCCTTCAACGCGTCAGTGTTGCGCTCAGCGCGCTCCTTAGCGGCGCCTGACGGCTTATCGCCGGACTGTGCGGTACCGCCAGTCACCCCAGCCACCGTGTAAACGTGATTGGGTTCCTGATCAGGCACTTGACCCCAGTAACCGTGCTCATGCGCCTCTTCACGCGAAACCACCTTCGCGTCTTCGGGCATCTCCGCCCGCGGATTAGACATAACCATCACACAGTCAACTCCTAAGTGGTAAACTTGTTCACATGCCCGGACCGGTTCCCGTAGATCCAGCGATCCGCTATCACGCCAAGGTTGCCCGACGTGGCCCCGACGAATGCTGGCCATGGCTCGGAGGCTGCTTCAAACCCAGCGGCTACGGCCGGTTCTACGTGGGCAAGACATCCACAACAGCACACCGGTTCGGCTACAAACTACTAGTCGGTCCCGTACCGGACGACATCATGGTGTGTCACACCTGCGACAACCCACCATGCCAGAACCCGGCCCACTGGTTCCCAGGAACCGCCGCGGACAACTCGGCGGACATGGTCAACAAAGACCGTGCGCACCATCCCCGCGGAACAACGAACCGCTTCGCTCAACTCAGCGAGGATGACGTGATCGCGATCCGCGAGATGTACGCCGCTGGAGCAGCCATCACGCAGGTCGCCAAGCAGTTCTCCGTGAAAATCCCGACCGTATCAAACATCATCACTGGACAGCACTGGACAGAGGTCGGCGGACCAATATCAGCGCCCAACCGACACATACGGCTCACCGCAGACGATGTCCGCGAGATCCGCCGCCTCTACAGGTTAGGAGTTCGCCAGTACGAATTGGCGGACATGTTCGAGATAACTAAGACACACGTCTCACATATCCTGCTCCGGAAAGCATGGCCAAACATCCCCGACTAGCTCATCGCCGCAGCACGGCAGCGGGGTAACGGTTCGCCTCGGTCGGCTGATCGTTATTGATGGTATTGGCTACCTGCCACCCTATCCTAAAGGTCAAACGTAGAGCAATTAGATCTTGCTGTGGAAGGTTGTAGACGATGGCCCCGGTATTATCCTGCAATACTGCTTCGGTGAGCATCTTCATTGTGATGTCCTGACGAACACCCACCACGAATTGAGTGGAGAAATCACCGGCGATCAACTCGGTGTTTGTGCCCGCGCCGCCGCCGGTGGGCCACAGACCACGCATGGGGTATGTAATCGGCACACCGTCGAGCTGGTTCAGGTCACCGGATACCCGGCCGACGTCGAGGGCCTGGCCAGTGGTGTCCCGGGCGGAACGCAGGTACTTACGGATGGAACGGCTCGCAACGTAACCGGAGACGTCAAACCCGTCCTCTTCCACTGCGGCGAGGAGATTGTCCAGGTCGCCGAGGTAGCCACCAGCAGCAGCTGTTGCCGTACCAGCGGTCACGGTGTTACCTGCGGCAACGGCAGCTGGAACGACGGCCGTCGGGAATGACGACGGTGCGTTGGTGCCGAAGAACACGGCGGTGTCCAACGTCCGGGCGAAGGCCTCACGGAGGTACGGCTCCGCCGAGTCCCAAATATCAATTTCGATGTCCGCAGCGACGTTCTCCGGGATCGGCATGATCGTCGCGATTTCC